GGAGTGTTTGATTTTTTACCCCATTCAAAGAACATTGTTTTAGCTTCGTCAATTACTTCTTGTAATTTTTTAGCACAACCTTTTCTAAGTTTATTGCTTTCTATTACTCCGAATCCCGAAACATCTTTATCCATAGTCAACAACATCATACGTTCTTGACTTGAACACACCCCATTGTCCTGCAATAAATGTTTTTCCATTATTTTAATTTGATCTTTATTTAATCCGAACTTCTCCATATCTCTATACCATTCAGAAATATCATTTTTATATCTTACAAATTTCTCTAATGGTTGTTCACCTTCATCTACCATCAACCTCATAACTGTATTTCCGTTAGCAGCGTCAATTAGATTCTGTGGTTGAATTAATTTAATTGCCTGTTCCCCTACATTTGATTCAAATTGAAATGCGGATAGCATCTCACCTTTACATAAAATATCCCACATTCCTTTTGATTTAAAATCAATAACGTCTGGATGAAGATATTTATTATATGTTTTTCTTAAACTACCTTGCCACTTCATTTTATTATTCTTTACCAACATTTCCATTGTAAGTTGTAGCATAGATTCTGTTTTAGTATTTAAGAAGTCATATTTTAAATTTGATACCTGTTCAGAATCATGTAGCTCATATGCAGATATTAGTTCTCCACTGGGACTTCTCATTATAGAATTGTGTTTTGTAAATTCTTCATTTACTATAATAACTCCGCAATTGTGAACACCTAAACCATGAGCAACATAAGAGTTGTCATCTAATACAGTTAAATTATACATACTCTTATATTCTATTTTCTTTTTTAAATAGGATAAACGTGTCCAGATATAACCATCTTCATAAAAACTTTTTTCTTTACTCCTAGTATCTTTAGTAAATCTTATTTCATACTTTTCTTTTGAATTAATCTCTCTACCCTCAATATACTCAGTTTTAGGCGGTAAAATTGTAATATTGGAATACCTTTGATATGCCTTATTGATTAGTTGCATTACTCCTATTGCTAAATGTTTACTAACAGTTTTTATGCAATATGAGTCATTATGGAGGTAATGATGTCCATCTGCACTAAGATAACCATTTAAGAATGTTTTAATAAGATTTCTTGGTAAATTAAATAGGTCTTGATTAATATATTTCCCGTGTGCGTATTTTCCAAATCCTTGTAGATAAGTATACAATTCTTTATTTTTTATATGTATTTTATAGGTTGTATTTACTTCCTCTGTTCTAAACTCAAAACCTAAAGCTACTAAGTGTTTTATTATTTCTTGTTTTTCTATTTCATTAACTTTTGTACAACAAATTATAATTCTATTTTCAATCCATTCGTTTGTTTTTCTTTGGCGAGGATAACTTTCTGTCCAACCATCTCCTATGTACCTCCCAATAATCCACCAAAAGTTTTCATTGTCAAAAGGAAGAGAAAGTTTATTATCGGGAATAATAGATTCATTATTTATGGGAATTCCTATATAATCTTTACCAATCGTAAGTTCATACACTTGCTTCCACTTTGGTTGACTAAATGTTTTTACTCTTCCAATATCTGTTCTTTCTCTTACGTAAAAAGGATGATCTTCAGTAACTTCTACTGGAAACGATGCTTTTGTTTTTAAAGTGTATATCGTGCTTGCTTTGGTTTTAATTAAGTCAACAACTGGTTTAAATCTTTTTTTATGAGTTAAAACACTATCTCCAATTTTTACATCTATAATTCTTTTTAATCCTTCAGATGTAGTAATTAATGTTTCTTTATCAAAACAAGCGTGTGTTGATCTTTTATTAATTAATCCTTCAATTCCTAAAATAATATTTAATAAATTTTTGTCTGTATATTCACTTATCATATTCCTAAATTCTGTTACTTGTTTTCTTCCTTTTTCTTCGTTCCCATAAAAACAATCATGCACACTCCAAACTTTTCCTCTTTCTACAGGTACTAGACTACTTAAATACAACGCAACGTCATTGTTGATATGTAGTCCCCTACACGCAGTTTGAATGGCTGATTTTGATGTTTCAGTGCCAAATGTGCTTACCCTTACTGCATCTCCTCCAATACTTTGATAATATTTAACTATCTTATCCATTACTATATCTTTTTTATGAGAACTGTAATCTATATCAATATCAAAAATGTCTGGTCTTTCGGCACTCATAAATCTCCAATGGGGCATTTCAACACCTTGTTCTAGTGGATTTACTTGTGTGATACCTAATAGATAGTTAATTATATAACCATTCGCACTGCCTCTGCCGGGGCCGACAAATGACTCAGCATCTTCCCAAATAATATCTACATTCTTTTGCATGGTGTTTAGATATGCTCCCATTGGTTGATGTTTGGCTTTACTTGCTCCTATAATTTCCTTGCATTCGATATTGATTCTTTCTAACACTTCATTTAACTTGTCTTTTTTAATCTCTCTCTCTACTATCCCTTTAAATGTTTGAGTAATTAAGAAAGTGTGTTGCTTCTCTGCATCTTCATAAAGTTCTTTTATATATGGATATTTGTTTAATGTTTTTTTATCAGTTGGATGCCATTCTGATTTATTAGGTAATTCCCTCAAGGGAATGATTGACTCCGCAAAGAAGTCATATCCTATAATTTTATCCGCAATTTCTTTAGTGGTTAATATTCCTCTTTCAATATCTTCTGCTTCTAAATAATACATATTTTCAAATATTTCACCTACTGTAAAAAAATGAGTTGTGCTATAAAACATGTCTACTTCACGATTACCATTTGAATCTTCTTCTGAAGTTAAAAACGCTTTATGTACTTCTCTATCTTTAGAAGTAAGATAATGAGCGTCAGTTGTTACAATCCATTTAATATCATATGCCTTTGCAATTTTTATTGCCATAGCATTAAAATCCATTTGCTCTTGTTGCAAGGAAGGTTGCAATTCAATATAAAAATCTTCACCAAATAAATCTAAGCACCAATTTATAAAATAATCTATCTCATCTTTTATTTGTTCTTGAACTTCTTCGTTTTCTTCTTGTAGCAGTCTCATTATCAAGTTTGGTAATCTACCACCCAAACATGCAGAGGACACGATTAAATGCCCTCTATTCTCGTTTACAATTAATTCTACATCACTATAGAATGTAGGCACTCTTTCTATTCCTTTATAATTAAACATTCGTTTCCATGCTGTAGAAGATAACTTTCTAAGTTGTTCATGACCAATATCGTCTTTGGCTAACACTAAGAAGTGGTAAAACTGAGTCCTGCCCCATTCATTCATTTCTTGATACATTGTTTCTTCATCTACTAAATATATTTCATTTCCTAAAATTGGTTTGAAGTCTTTATGTATTTTTTCTTTAGATTTTAATTCTTTGACAACATTGAGGAATTTTACATGTCCTGAGACAGTTTCATGGTCGCTCAACGCCATAGCTTTATTTCCTAATGAATTAGCATGTAAAACCATATCTTTAATTTTATTAATCGAATCTAAAATTCTGATGTTGCTGTACTCTGAGTGTACATGTAAATGCACAAATATTTCATTTAGTTTATTGATATATTCGACCGAAAAAGGTAACAAATTATCATCTCCTTGGTAAACAGTTTAAAACCTAAAATCTTTTACGCTTGAAACATTAAAATCTATAATCTCAATTTGAGGTGATTCGTTTCCATTCCATTTATTGAGTGAAAATGTTCCAATAATATCTAACTTTACTTTATTATTTTTCTTTGATAATCCAGTATGGTTTTTCATAATCATTTGATTATAAATCTGCTCTCCACCAAACTTTTTAACGAATACTATTTTGTTTTGCCCTATCTCTTTTTCAAATTTAATAAAGTTTCTTTTTTCTCCTAACAATTGAATTTTTTCCACTTGCATCACAACATCAGTGATACAAAAAATGGGTTTCTTCAGTGTGTTTCCCCAAATATTTTCCCATCTTCCAACTTGAAGAACGTGTTTTTCTTTAAGTCTTCCAATAGGGATTTCATAATCTACTAAATACACATCTTCTATATTTATATCTTTAAACAGTTCATTTAATTTATCTAATGTCTCTTGAAGTTTACTCTCTTTTATCTTGAATCCTCCTGCATTGTCATGACCACCTAACATAATAAAAGTGTCAAGTTCTTTCAATACATCCATAAAAGATACTACAGGGAATAAATCATAACTTCTAAAGCTTCCTCCATATATTTTTTCTTTCTCATTTGATTCTTTCTCTTTTTTTATTTGTTTTAACACGATAACTGGACGTTTATAAATTCCTGCTAATTTATTTGCAACTAATCCAGAAAAGGATTTTTCTAATATATCTGTTGCATTTACCATAATTATTTTATTTTCATTGAGTTTTTCAGACTCGATTATTTTCACTAATTCTTCCATTGACTTAGTGACTAATTTATCCTGTCTTGCTTTAATATTGGTGCTTTCTCGAATCATGCACTCTTGTAATGTTTGCATGATGACATCAGGTTTAGGGTCTGTCTTCTTCTTTCTTCTGGGTTGATATTCTCGCATCTCTTCTTTTCCTAAAAAAGCATTAATTAAGTCTTTTCTTTCTTCTTCTGATCCTATTCTTGTAACAGCATTAATAGATGGTGCAATTTTCCATCCTACAAACTCGAAATTAATACCATCTTCTTCTATTTTATTTTTCTTAAGAAAGCACTTCATAAAATTATTTTTTATTAATTTAAGTCCTTCTAATGCTAAATATCTAGTTTCATAATTCCTTAAGTCCATAGAATCACTTACAATTCCTATTGCTACTAAATCCAAATACTTATCTGCATAATTAAACCCATATTTTTTATCATATTCTTTAATAAATTTATAAACTACTCCTGCTCCACTTAATGTGGTATTAGGATATTGCCCATCTTGACAATTAATAACTATTGCATAAGTATTAATTTCTTCTATTTCATGGTGGTCAAGAATTAATATATCTACTTCCCTTGTCTCTACTAATTCTTTACACTGTTTAGCATCTGACGAACCTGCATCTGGAACAATTAATAAATCAAAATCATATTCTTTAAGATTTTTGATTACAATTCCATGTATCTTATTTTCGTTCATTGAATGAGTGATAATTATATTTGGATTAATATCTAATATGTAATTATCTATTTCTGTACCTGAAGTAGCTCCATCAACGTCTACATCATCTACAATATGTATTTTACTGTTGTTTTGAATATGCCAATGAAGCATATTTAATCCTCTCTCCATATTTTTAAATAGCATTCCATTATGTATAACTGATTCATCTAGATTTAATAGTCTTTCAGGATCTTCTACTCCTCTATTTTTTAATAATTTATGTAAGAGTTCATTTTCACTAATTAAATCATATCCTTTGTTCAATGCTCGATATTTTATTTTAAACATCTCCTTTATTCTATCATTTGTCTCAATTCCTCAAGATCATTGACATAGTATCTTTCTTTATATAACTGTTCAAATATATCTTTTCCTCTGTCTATAGGTGCGTCCTTATATTTTAGTCTATCATCCCAACAAGTTACTATTGAAACATTAACATATGGCATAAGCATTTCTGATATTTTAATTAGTCGAATTATATAATTTTCATACTCTTTCCATACCTTTGAATTTCTATCTAAATTTTCATCATCAATAAATTCTATTCGGTATTGTTTATCAAAACATATTGTCGCTTCTTCGATATCTAACGAAAGCAATAAATCTCTTTGATATAAAGAAAATGACATTCCACAGGTAGCTAATGCGATATTATTTTCTTGTCCAAAATAACTTCCATACAACATAGGAGATTTTTCAGATTCAAATAATATTGCTTTTTTTATTTTTCTGATATTATTCTGATTTTGAAATATTCCATAAAGATTAAAACTCATTGGGTATCGGTAAGTGAGATTTTGAATTGTAATTGGCATATATTTTTTACCAGAATCAATTTGATACTGTAAAAAACTTCTTCCTCTGATGCCTACTAAATTACCATAAATATCAAAATGTGGAATTATACCTTTAAATTGATTTATATAAAACTTAACTTGAAAAATATCTGCAAGCTCATCTTTAATTCCTTCTTTGTACCATGATAAAGGAATATAATCATCAAACATATTTAATATGTATTTATTATAAGAAGGAAGTTTAATAATTGGTTTTTCCTTTTTATAAAGATGAAGTCTTAAAAAATCTAAATCTTTATTTGTTTTTTCTTTTTTATGCAATCCTTTTTTCTTTTGACTAAAGTTAGTTATGTTTTTAAATTTACAAAGGAATTTAAAAGATTCAAAATAGTCAATATTGTTAATGGTCATTATTAAATCATAAAGACTCATGGAACCACATGACGTATAACAAATAAAAAATTTACTGTCTTTGTAATAATAAAGTTTATGACTGTCACCACCATGACAAACAGTTAAAAAATGTAATACATTATCATTATTTTTATCTTTGATTGGTTCATCGGAACCAAAACTTTTTAAAATATCTATAACATCTTCAGTCGTTACCAACTCCATTAATTCATCTCTATCCATGCTTAACCATTCTTTTCAATATTTTTATTTTCTAATTCAATAATTGTTTTATCTATGGATATTGGTTCATAATCTCTATTGGTGCAGAATAAGTCGATAGTTTTCATATTTCCTAAATTTTGATAGCACCATATTTTAACTTCCTCAGTAATTTCTCCAAATCTGTTTTTATAAATTGTATAACACATATTGGGAACTATAGTTTTATTTAGTCCTTTTGCCTTTTGAATTAGAGGTTGAATAAAATCTAACTCTTTTTTTGTAGGGGCAAACACCACGATTCCTACATCTGCTTTATTTGGCAACGATCTTGCACCCTTTACTGCTCTTTGGTCTCTTACGCCATCTCTACGGGCTTCATCTGTAGTCTGTGTAAATCCAAAAATAATAATATTATAATCTGTTGCCAATGTTTTTGTAGCAGTTGAGAGACTTAATAAAACTTGATCTTCTCTAGCTGACATCCCTCTGGTTAATTGAACATATTCAGAAGTCAACGCTACAGTTAATTCAAGATAATCAATAGCCAAAGCGTCTAATCCTTCATTGATTGAATATCTATCTACTGTATTTCTTATGTATGCTAAATCATAATTGGGTTCATCTTCTAAAAACAACTTTGCTTTTTTAACATATTCAATAGCTTTATCAACTCTTGTTTCTTCTTCTTTGGTTAAGATGTTTTTCTTGATTTTATATTCTTCTACCCCACTAACAAACGCCCACATCATAGGTTCTAATTCTTCATAGATTTTCATTTCTGTTCCTATGTATAATCCAACATTATTTTGTCCATTAGGATTTGGAACAAAGTCTTCTTTATCAAAATCCCATAGATGAGAACAACATATTAAAAGCAATCTTTCTATAGCTGCTCTCGTTTTCCCTTTACCACTATCTCTAGTTTCGAGGAAAAAACCACCTTTTAATGCACCCATAGTGAGTGTATTTAAGTATTTGCTTTCCAGCCCATAACCATAACAAGGAGATTCTTTCATTTTTATTCTTAACTCATCTGCATTGTCTCCAGATTTTCTACGTTTGGTTGAGTCTCTTATTAAAAATTTTTCTTTTACATTAAAATTCTTTCTATCAAAATATTGTTGGACTTCGTTTAATGTCATAGATTCAAACTTTTCTTGTTGTTGCTTGATGATTACATGATCTATTTCTTCCATATCCAATAAACTTGAAACATCTTGACCTTCTCTCATATAACTTCTTAATAAAGATAATTTTCGTAATTTATTGTAATAATAATCATAGTTAATATTGTTTGCATCTTCATATATCCCATACAACCATTCTAAATTTTTTTCATTTTCAAAAAGAACACTATATGATTTTGGGTCATTTGTGCTTAAATATGTTTCAATATCAGCTATTTTTATTTCGTTTAATCCTTGAAGAGATAGGTTATATATGCAAGTGTAAACCAAATCATGAAGTCCACTAGAAAAATCATCATTATGTAAGGCATATTTTTTATCTTTTAATAAAAACGGGTCTTTCATTAGACATCCTAAAACTTGACAAGAGGTTCTTTTGTCGTGGTATTTTTCTATTTGTTTTTTAGTTGTTCTCATTATGCTCCTCCCAGTCAAAATTCAATGGCAGTGGTTCTTTTTTAATTATTGTTTTATTAGTTATTTTAGTTCTTATTTTGATTGATTTCTCATCAAATTTGAAATTCTCCGCTATATCTTCTAAGTTGTATGTTTTATTATAGTGATTTTTAGCTTTATCATAATAGTAAGGTATAATTCCTAATCCAGTATCATCCATTACATTGTTTTCAAGAACATCGTAATAGTATTTTAAAGTATAATACATACCAATGTTGGTATAATCATAGTCTTGTCTATAGCTTTTCATTTGTTGGAACATCATTCCTGTAGGTTTTTCAATATTATATAGTTTACATATATATTCAAATAACAAATCCCAATCTGTTTTATATTTTAAAGACTCCTCTTCTTTTATCACTAAACATTCACTACAATATTTCTTTTGACTTTTTACAGTTAATTCATCTTTGTGAAACATTCCCTCGCATATGGCACATTTCGATTTTCTTTGTTTTTTATCAACCTTTTCTACCATAGACAAACCACCTTTTGAAAGAATAAGGGGTAGTTTCCTACCCCAATATTCCCTTATATATTAATCTTCTAGTTCTTCTAATAATTCTTCTAAATCTTGTTGAATTCTCATTAATGGTTGAATTTGTTTTTTTGTTGTTTCACTAACAGCAATATCCTCTCCCAAATGTTCTGTCACTATGTCTGCATATTCTTCGAGTTTATCAATTTCTTCGAATCGTACAAATAGTTCGCCAATAGCTTCTTTAAGTTCTTCATGTGTAGGTTCTTCACCTTCATAAATTTCTTGTTGTGCTTTGTAATCAATATCATCTTCTTGCCCAGACATTTCTTTCTCTTTAATCAACCCTTCAATAATAACTTTTTCTAAATTTTCTGCTGTAAAATCTTCAATGAATCGCTCAGTATAAATATTTCTACATCGAGCAAAAAACTCATCTGTTTCCGCAAGGTATCCACTAGAATTAATTGGATTATTATCTTCATCAACACCGTTAGATTTTAGATAAACTACATAGTCAGAGTTATTACGCATTGGAGCAATATTTCTTTCGTCACCTTCAATTACGAATTTATCTTTATCTTTATCAAATTTTTCATGCCCAAGAAATACTACAGTGAATCCAAGTTTTAGTAATTTATTAACTTGGTTAAACATTTCATCTTGATATTCTTGCCATAAACCATATCCACCATTGCCCGTTTTAATGCTAGACGAACCAAACTTTTCAGTAACATAGTCTCTACACCATCTACCCATAGTTTCCATTCCATCACAGATAATAGTTACTTGTTCTTGCTGAACAATTTTTTGCCACTTCTTCCCACTTAAGGTTTTTAAATGTCCTGTAAAGTCGCTCCATTTACTAGCCTTTAGAACAATAGCTCCACTAATACCATTCAATCCTTCTTCAAAAGGAATAAATACTGGATTTTTGAATTTAGATGCTTGATAAGTTTTTCCCAAGTCATTATAACCATAAATGGTAATAATTTTCCCTCTTAAATCTGTAGTAATTTTGCTTACTTTAGCTTTATCTTTAAATGTTGTTTCAACCAAACTTAATAATTCACTAGAAATTGCCATTAAATAAATTCCCCCTAATTATTATTATATTTTATGTATGAGGAAGGGGATTTCTCCCCTATTACCAATCTAAAATCTGGGACGTTCACGCCTAGTTGTATTTGATCCATTTGAATTTGACCCTTTGTTCATACCTTTGCCCTTTTTACTGTCTTGTTTGTCTGTAGATTCCTCATTCTTCACATTTTCAATTTCGACATCTCGTTCAATTTTTGCTTTCTTGATTAACTCCATATCAAATTCTTTTTCTTCGTCTTCTTGAATTTCAGCTCCGTTAGCTATTAATTCATTGATGTATTCTCGGTGCTCTTCTACTTTGGCCTTGCCTAAACCTCCTCCTTTTTTAGTTTTTGTAATAATAGTTTTATAATTGATTTCTCCCCATACATTGATAGTCATTCCTTCTTCAACTTGGGTAAGAATATCATCTCCAAAATCATACTCTTCACCCTCGTCATCAATTATTGTTCCTACAATTACTTCCATAGGAATAACTTTGCCACCATATACTGGAGTCCAACCTGAAACAACAACTCTTCCAGTAGACTCATCTTGTTTTATTTCTTCTTTTACAGATGTAACGAA